TTGCATCTGAGAGATGCCTCCTGGTTGGGTTCGAATTGCGGTGTGGTAACTACAATTCTCCCAGATCAGAGAGGCATTTCCCTTATCTCAACGGCTCGTTTCCGGCACGACCATCGGTGAATCCGGGTTTAGGCGCCGTTCGGCCGCCGCAGGAACGCCTAGGCCGAACGATCGTTTGGCTCAGATTCCGTTGAGGGCGTGAGCGCTTGCAAACGCGTCAAGCACTGTCGGAGGAATGAAGGCGAGCTCGGTATCGGGCACGTGATTCACAGTAAGGTGATCCGACTGCAGGCCCTCAAGCTGCTCTGCGAAAATGCGGGCACTGCGGCCGTTCGCTCGCTCGCTTTAGGGCAGCGGGCGGCAGGCGGGAGCGTAGACCTGGGTTCGAGGTGAAGAAGGTCTCCATCTCGTTCGCGTACCCTGCGAGGATCGCGACAAACTTATAGCGATCGTTCTCGAGGCGCGGAAGGATGCTGCTCATCTGGGGGTGAAATCCTGCCCAGGTTCACGACGTCGACGATCTCGCCCTCGCTGGTTCAAAACCGGTAGCGGGCTTCGACTTCGGGAGATGAGTCCCTTCGGTAGAGGCACCAATCGGCACCGCCCGGCATGACTTCTGCCTCGATGCACCCCGCTACCGAGCCCCCGGTGATCGGAATGATCTCAAGCGATTCGCCGGGGCGACGTCGGATCGGCAGACCGGAAACGACCTTCGCGATAATGCGAAGGACGAACTCTACTTCGGGGACCGCTGGGATTTCTGCCAGATTCATAAGCCTCTCCCTTGAGCGGCGCAACAAGTAGCGCACAAGGTACGCATTGCTTGCGCCAACTTCGACATGACCCGAAGATCGGCGCCCGGAAGAACTGCACGCATGATGGCGGGAATGTCGTCGTCCGGTCACGCGTTGCTACATGCACTACCCATTCAAGATGGGGCTCACGGAAAGGAGAACACAATGAATCAAAACATTTGGGCTCCGGGCTCTGGCCTGGCGCCAGAAATTGTGGAGCTAATAGGGGATCTCGTCACAGTCGATGAGCCACCCTGTTGAGGAATGGTGGGTGCGCCACCCCGACGGTCGGGCAGCACACCCACCATTCCATTCCGGATAATCGCGGAACGAAAATAAAGGAACCCCCAAGAGTAGAAGCCTCTTGGGGGTTCAGCAGCGGTGTAATCTCCGCTACGTGGCTCCGACCGGCATCGATCCGGTGACCTTTCGATTTTGAAATTACCGGAATCAATAGTTATTGCGGAGTGCTAGAAGCTTCGCTTGACCTTCTGTCGATTGCTCAGTTGCTTATTTCGTCTTCGACTTACTATTCACCAATGTGCGGGATAGATGCGGGGTTTCTAATAAGTCGATACTTTAATGGTTCGCCAATTAAAGTGTCCGCTCGCATATGCTGGCGGTATGGCACGCAAACCCAAGAACTTCCAATGGCTCGGCTTCACCGATGAACAGATAGAGCTTCTTGACTTTGTTGATTTCATTGGCAACAACGGATGGGCACGCAACTCCCAAACAGAAGAAGTTATGCCGAGTCTCCTCAAAGACTGCGCAAATGCCGAACTCAGTATCGGCCGAATCACTGAAGCCATGAAGTCAATCGGGTACACGAGAGACTCGCTACACATGCTCAGCCGATGGGAATCAAAACGCACTACAGGCAAATTTGGCAAATAGGCCAATGGGTGAGAGCCCCGCCGGATTACTCAACAGCGGGGCTCTCGGAGGAGCAGGTGAGTTTCTGAGCATGAAAGGAGGAAAACACTCTCGTCACCTTCGCCGGTCACCATGAACCCGGCGTTGACTCCCGTCTCTTAGAAATGGCCTCTCATAGCTCTTTGGAAAGCGGCGTCGTAACGGTCGACGCGACTTTGAGCCAGTTCGCCAATGTAGGCCTCGAACTCTCGATCGCCCACTCGCAGCGTGATTGCGTCAGGGAATTTCACCGTCGGCTGCCGACGATTTGATTCATGCCAGGTACTCGCGGGTTCAACCGCCTGAACAGGTGTTTCGATCACTGGAGCCCGCACATTGAACTCGGTGTCCGCCACGGTCGACTGCAGGTCTGCCATTGCGCTACCCACGACAGCGGTGTCAGCGAGCCCGTCAGCGAGACCCTGCACAACGTTCGCACCGAACCCCAAGAAGAGGCGCGATGGTGACTTGATGCCGAGGAAGCTCTTGAACCCGTCCACCGCGTCACCGATGATACTCAGGAGTGCTTCACCGACCGCTCCCGCTGCTTGCCAGAGACCTTTCACGAGTCCGCCGATCAAGTCGATACCGGCCTGCAGCAGATCGGGGATAAGTCCGAGGAGCGTGCCGACCATCTTCGGACCGAGGTTGATGATCGCAGACACCAGGGTAGGGATGATCACGGGGATCGCCTCAACGAGCGCGATGAACAGTTGGATGGCTCCATCCAGCAGCGCCGGGATCATGCTGAGCACAGTCTGCACCAGGGTGGGAATCAAGTTGATGAGCGAGGTGATCAGCAGTGGAACAATTACCGGGATCGCGTCAACGATGGCTTTGAACAGATCAATCGCACCTTGGATGAGGCCCGGGATCATGCCGATCAGTGCACCAATGAGCTCCGGCAAAAGTGTGACGATTGCGTTGATGAGTTGCGGGATGATCTGCGGAAGCGCTTGAACGATCGCCATGAATAAGGTGATCGCGCCCTGGATGAGCGCGTCAATGCCGGTGATGAGCGCGTCGACGATGACAGGGAGGATCGCAACGATCCCCGTGATGAGCTGCGGCATGATGGTCGCAACGCCTTGGACGAGCCCTTGGAAGAGTTGCACTGCGCCTTCAATGATCTGCGGCAGGCCGGTGATGATCGCAGAGGACAACATTGGGATGATCGAAAGCACAGCGGTGATGACCTCTGGGAGTGCACTGATCAGGCCAGCGACCAGCCCACTGATCAGGGTGATGCCACCAGCGATGAGTTGCGGAGCTGCGCTCACGATCGCACTCACCAAGCCTGTGATGCCAGCAAGCACCGAGGTGACGAGCATTGGGAGCGCAGCGACGATGCCGTCAATCAGTGAAGGAAAGGCGTCCATGAGCCCGCCAAGGATGGTGTCCTTGAGCTGCAGCAGCCCAGTGATGAGCCCGGACAGGTCGCCACCCTTGATCGCCTCGAGATCGATGCTGGCGATCCACTCCTTCCACACGTCGAGGAGGGGCGACATAGACCCGGTGAGCTCATCGACCTTTGAAGTGAACAACTGCACCAGTGCGGTCGCGACTGGCAGTGCGGGAGAGATCCACGCTGCGCCAAGCCTAGAGAGAGCGGCCATAGCGTTCTGCAGCGAACCTTTGAAGGATCCGCCCATCGTCGCAGCGATACCCTCAACAGCGGGCCCGAGTGCGCTATTGAACATCTCAGCAGTAACCGAACCTGCTTCGATCATCTTGCGAAGCTCATCGTTGTTCACACCGAGCGATTCACCGAGATACTGCCAGATCGGAACGCCACGATCCGCGAGCTGATTCATCTCCTGAGTGGTGACTTTGCCGTTCGCTGCGATCTTGTTGAAGATGGAACCCATCTCATCCATTGACGTGCCAGCGAGTGCAGCAGTGTTCGCGATCGTTGTAAGTACACCAGTGAGTTGTTCGCCTGGCTTGATTCCAGCCGCCAGTAAACCAACCGCTGAGTTCACGGCAGAGTCGAGGCCGAACGCGGTGCCCTTCACCGAAGCGAGAGCGTTCTCCGTGATCTGACCGGCACGCTCACCGACGTAGCCGAGCGCCTGCAGTTTGGTGGTGGCTTCATCGAGTTTCAAGGCTCTAGCGATACCACCACCGACTGCGACACCAGCAAGCGCTGCCGTGACGCCTGCGACCGCTCCGACCGCAACTTTCGCCATACCGGAAGCGGCGCTCGCGAACTTGGTGAGTCCACCAGCAGCAGTGTCCATGCCGGACGTGAATCTCTTCACATCAGCAAGGACTGACACGACAACGGTTGAGCCTGCCATGATTCCTACTTCCGCTTCTTCTTGTACTCGGCCATGATCGCGGCCCACTCCCGCATCGTGAGGTTGTTCATCTCAGACGGTGCAAGCCCGAAATGAACAACCCCAATAGCGATGCGCTTTACGTGAGCGGCGCTTACGCCGCTTCGCCTTCCCCCAGGGGGTCGCCTCCAAGAACGTCCTGCACCTCAGCGAGGGTGAGCGTTTCGGCTTGCGAGTACGTGAACGACGGGTCCTGACGACGCCGCGCAAGAAATGCGAGCGCAGTCATAAACTTGCCCTTCGGTGCGTGCTCATCAGCGATCTCTGTCAACGACAGACCCGAAAGTTCCTCGAGCTGCGAGACCTCCCCGAGGGTGAGGTTGTCGAGCGAGAAATCGGTGTTGATGTTTGACATGGGTGTCTCCTTACTAGAGGTTGTTGGTCTTCAAAATCTGGTCGATGCCTTCGCGGATCATGCGCTGTGATTCCGCTTTGCGTCCATCGCGGGCTCGGTTGACGGCCATTGAGCCGCTGATGCCACGCGCTCTCCAGCCGTACTCGATCACACCTGCGTAGGGTGCTCGAGCGCCGCCCATGCGGACGACAGCCTTCGTGCGACCTTTACCGGCACGGAGAGTGCTCTTCAGCCGACCAGTGCGAATTGGCACGCTTGCGGAATCAACGACGGCCTGCCCGATCGCGTGCATCACGTCGTTCATGCGCTGCACGTCGACACCGGCCTTGCGCAGCCCGCGATTGAGTTTGGACAGGCCTTCTACGCGGACGACCGTGCCATCCCCGTAGAAGGTCCCGTCGAGACTCACGTTAGGCCACCGTGTAATCGACAGGGGTGGAGGTTTTCGACCCCGCTATGACCGTTACGGCCTTCACGCCGGCACCAGCCGGGATGATCGCGGCGAGAGTGGTGTCCGACGCGACGATGAGGTTCGTTGCCGCAGTGGTGCCGAACTTCACGCTGGTCGCGCCCGACAGTCGGGTGCCGGTGATGAGTACCTGCTCGCCCGCGTTCTGCCCAGCGGGGGTGATCGACGAGATCACGGGGATACCATCGGTGCCCTCATCCATCGTCGGGTCACCGTCGACCTGCCACTCAAACTCGAACGAGAACTCCGTCGAAGCTCCGGCTTCACCACCCACGGTCGGGCGGGGGCCGATCTTCACCTGGCCGAGGAAGTGCGGCTCGTCGGCAGACGCGGTCGCGTTGCCCTTCGGCGCGTACCGGAACGCCACAGTCTGACCGCTATTCGCCCACGCGTACCGCCAGAACGATGAGGTCTGCAGCGACTGGATCGCGGTGCCCTTGATGAGGTACTGGCGGCCAGGGGTGCCCGAAGCGTCCTCGAAGGTGGTGAGGCCACCATCCTTATCGGTGTTCTCGAGCGTCACAGCGGTGACGTCTGCCCAGACGTCGACACCGCCGAAACTGAGGGCAAGCTTATTGCCCTTAATGCGAATGCTACTCATATCTCTTCTCCTAGTAGTTGTGACTCAGGCGGTTGCCGTCGTCAAGGTCGGGTTCTCCGATGACTTCCCACTCAAACTCGAACTCGTACTCTTTATTGCCCGCATTACCACCGACCGTGGGGCGGGGGCCGATCTGAACACGTCCAATGAAATGGGGCGCATCAGCTGCGGGTTCGTGGTTTCCGAGCGGTGCATATCGGAAGTCGACAATCTTCTGCGCGTTCGCCCACGCGTAACGCCAGAACGAGCCGTCATCGAGAGACTGCGCTGCAGTCCCCTTAATCAAGTACTGGCGGGGAGCTGCGATAACTGCATGGTTTCCGTGTGCCCGCATAGGATCCCCGATAGGAATGTTGGTGAGCCGAACTTGTGTCACGTCTGCCCAATAGTCGACACCGTCGAAGGCAAGCGAGAGGGCCGAGCCCTTGATGCGCGTGCTTCCCAAAATCGCCTCCTACAATCGAATCGCTTGAGTTGTGGTGATCGTCGCTGCCAGATACTCGGCGTTGGATGAAGCCAGCGCCCACGGTTCGGACACCTCAACGACTGAGATGTTGGCGTTGGTGAGCTCCACAACCGTGTCGTCGATGAGACCATCCAGCGTGTTCGCTGCGGTCTCATTCACTTTCGCGGCTGATACGAGCACGATCTCCAGCCGCAACTCAAACGAGCCGAACGTGTCCCCAGCGCTCAGATAAGGTGAGCCCGGGAGCACGATCATCGCGGGTGGCACGATGCGGCTCGGCATGAACGGGTGCGCCTGAATCTCGATCTCATCCTGAATGAGAGTTGCGACGGCCTCGCGTGCGGCTTGCAAGGTGCTCATGCGATCCCCACCCCTGTGAACGGTTGCAGGATTGGGTACGCGGCGATCATTGGATCCCTGGCAACCCTGATGGGTGACTGTCCCTCAGCGGTCGCGAACTGGGCGATTCCGTTCGGTGCCTGCTTGCGGTGGAAAAGTTCGCTCCCAACCTCGAGGACTGCGCGATCGACGATGGCGGTGGGAACAGAGGCTTGCCCGACGAAACGCGTGACGAGCGCGGTCGCTTGCTCCACGCATTCGGTCACGAAGGACACATCAGTTGCGGGAGCGCCGCAGTAGATGCGCAACTTCTCGATGCGAGGATCGGGTGCCTCTGTTCCTTCCGCCATGACTAAGCGCCGAACTTCACCGGCACGACAGCCGCGGGAATCTCGGCAGCTACAGCACCGTAACGGTAGACCGCGAACGACTTCGACAGGTTCAAGATGGTCTCGTCCTGCAGCGACACGAGCGCCGAGTCGTACTGGCGCAGCGCCAGCTTGTTCACAAACGTTGCCTTGTCGCCAGTTGCCCCGGTATCGAGCAGCACCGGGAGACCTGCAAGCGACCCGGTGAGGCCAGTGAGGTTCAGGCGTCCGGCGGTATCGCCGTCCGCGACCTCGAGCACTCGATGGTTGGTGGTGCGCAGCGAGTCGAGCTTCTTGAACACTGAGGCTGAGACGATAAGCGCTTCAGGGGTGAGCGCGATCGACTCGTACTTCATTGCCGCGTCGATCACTGCTGCAGTCCAGTTCACATCGGTGCCGGCTGCGAGGGTCGCACCGAGGCCGACCACGCCAGCGTCACCAGCGACCGCGACGCGTGCCGCGACGAGTGCATCATATGCGGCGCGGAGGACTGCCTTCTTGCGGGCGCCTGCAGCCAGCGCGAGGCCGTTCAGCGAGGTGTTCAGCACACCGACCGTCGCTCGCTCAATCTCCTGCCGGGTGAGGGTCGTGCCGCCCGCGTAGGTCTTGACCGGTGCGGTGCGGGTCGTGATCTTCACGTTGCCCATCGCAATGTCTGCGCCTTCAGTGGCCTGTTCGGTCACTGAGAGCGTGTTGGCGTCGAGCTCAGCGAACTCAATGCTCATGCCAGAGGCGGGGAGTGTGCCAGTTTCGAAAGCCGAAGCGAGCACACCAGAAGACGAATCGAACAGGCGGGTCAGATCGCCCACCCAGCCAGGCTTCAGAGTCGTGCCGAGATCAGCGGTCGTGCCACCCGAGTAAGCGCGCTGCAGGTCGTTGTACGCGTTCACGGTGGTCTCGTCACCGGCAGCGATTGCCTTCAGCACCTCGCCAGCAGATCGCATATCAGCGACGGGTGTCTCGTCGCGGGTGACGAACGCGGCCTGGCGACGCTCTAGGTCGTCCATGCGTTCGCGAACCTCAGTGAGGTCGGTTTCAGTGAGCGTTGTAGTCATTTTGCCTCCAGAGGCGTCAGAGTTCTTTTCTCGAACTTCGGTGATTGATGCGTCGACGCCATACGCGCCGAACGGGACAAGGGATACTTCCCGAACACGGATCCGCTCACGGGTGATGACCGTCGCGCCATCCTCACGAGTCGATGCCGTGTCAGCGAGCGATTCGAACCCGATCGACAGTTGTGAGATCACCCCGTCACGAGACAGCGTCATCGCATCGTTGCCGAGGGTCGTGTCTGAGACCTTTGCGCGGATCCGCCACCCTTCAGGAGTCGACTCCGCTTCGATGAGTTTCCCGATCGGGTCGGAGTGACGCCAGAACAGCAGCGCGTCGTCGGAGTCTTCGACCGCGTCACGGGCGATCCGCTCCACAAAGTTCGGCGCGACCTCAGCGTCACGTTCGTATGGGACCGCGATGCCGGAGATCTCACGTTGCTCCGCGTCGACGTTCTCAGCGCGGAACTCGAACGAGCGGGTCAATAGTTCAGACATTGGTCTCCTCCATGCGGGGGCTAGGTTCCATCGGCGGGAGCCCTTCGATGACTCGAACCTCAGCAGGTGTCATCCATCCGCCAGTGAGGGCAAGATTGTGAGTCGTGTACCGGGTTTGTGAATCTGCCCGCAGCAGCGCTTCGACGTTGAACTTCGCCTCAACCCCTCGAGGGAGCAGCTGTGACAGAGCGTCCTCGATCTCGACGAGATACTGCATCAGGGAGAAGCGCGCATACCCGAGCCAGTCTTGAGCAACGTTCGCATAGGTTTGCGTGTTGCCCTCGACCGTTGCGAGCATCAGCGACGCGGGAACTCCGAACAGTCGCGCGATCGAGGTCGTGTTGTACTTCTGTGCGTCGATCCACAGAGCATCCTCTGGGGAGAGGAACAGCGGGGTGAACTTCATGCCTGCACCCAGCACAGGGATACCGTCACGGTCGGCGGTTGCTGTCTGCCAACGCTTGCGGGTTTCGGCTGCTGCATCCTGGGTCATCTGCTGGTCGCTCGTCAGGTAGCCCGCTACGGGTGCGCCTGAACCTGTGAACCAGTTACCCGAGTAGTCGCGAACATCCATCGCTCCGCGAAGCTCACGCTGTGCTGCCTGGATCGGACCGAGCCCGTAGGCGGTGCCAGGGACGCGAAGCAGCCGAAGGTGCTGAATGTCCTCCGGCTTGAACTCTCGGCCCTTGTAGGCGTACTTCACGACCTTGCCGGCGGCGTTGGTCTGCAGCGTCACATCGAGCGGGTTCAGCACCTCAAGGTTGGAGACCCCGCGATCGTTGCGTGAGATCCGCCAGTACGCGTTGCCAGCACAAGCGAGAGACACGACTGTTTCCTCAAGGAACACGGAGCGGGTCGAATCGATGTCGGGGCGGCGCAGCCAGTTCGGTGCCTGATCGCGAGTGAGCTCGACCCCATCTCGGAACGCGGCGTAAGAGAGTTGCTTCACGGCGATCGTGTGAATCGAGATCGCACGGTAGACGATTGACAGGCCCAACGCTTCGCTGACATTCACATGCTGGCCAGCTTCGGTGCGCGAAGGAATACTCACACCGGGATCGGTGGGAATATCCTCGCGTACCAGGAAGCCGCGAAGCTTTGAAATCAGAGCGTTTGCCACCCTCTAATTTTCTCAAAAACCCTGTCTGATCTGCTAAAAAACCTGAACGGAGGGCTCCCGAACAGTCTCAACGACATAAGCGCCAAGCATCGTCGAAATGACACCATCAATCGCAACCGAAGAATCTTTGCGACTCACACGAAACGCCTCGCCAACGTTCTTTCGCACCGTGCGCGGAACCTGATGCGCCAGCAACGGATCATCGGCGTGACGCAACCGACCCGACGTCAGCAACGAGTAGAACAACGCGGACGCTCCGGTCACATCCCCAAGCGTCGCCGCGAACACCTGGAACCCATGCCGGCGCAATTCATCGAGCAACGGGCGCAGCGAATAGTTGTCAGCGGCATACACGACCGGGTTGTGCTTGCTCAACCGCACGCACACGTCAACGAGCTGCTCGAGCGTCGGCTTCACAATCGACGCGACGATCTCAGACCAGACCACGCCATGCTCATCCTTCACGGTCGCCGTGATAGTCGCGTACCCCCAGTCGGGCGTGCGGTCGATCGCAAAGACTGGCCGACCCGATGGGAACGCCTCATCGGGGCGGCGCGCGCTCTTCAACCAGAGCTCGGCAGGGATGAACGCGGACGACCGCTTCGTGAAGACATTCAGCCGATACCGCAGTTGATCAGCCAACGGCAGGGCGCGAACGTCAGACAGCACCGCCTCAGCGTCTAGACGCCCCGACGCGACCGAAGGGTTCGCCATCGCGAGATAATCCATCAACTCGTCGTCATCGTCCGGCACGCGCGCTTCTGGGGCCTCCCAGACGAAGAAGCCCATGCGAGTCTCAGGGTCGGCGATAGCCTTTGCGCCGCGATCGTAAAGGTCCAGCAGAAGCTCGGAGTCTTCATCGCCAGCAGTCGTGATCCCAGCGACCAACGTGTCAGGTCGACCACCAGTGCCCGCGACGAGCGCCGACCACAACTCTGGCTTGATCAAGTGCAACTCATCGCACACTGCAAGCCTTACCGGGATCCCCTGCAGCGCCGCACCCTTCGCAGCCTTCAACTCGTAAGTCGACCCCGACTTCGACGTGATGCCACGAGTATCCGTCATCCGCTCGAACCGCTTCGCCAACGCCCGGTTCGCCGTAATCGCCATGAGCGTCCGCTTGTACACGAGAGTCGCCTGCTCACGAGAAGACGCGATCCCCACGACATACGCCATCGACCACATCAGCATCGCCCACAAACCCAGCGCCGCAGCGATCTCCGTCTTCCCGTTCTGGCGACCCAACGACACGACCACCTGGCGAAAGCGCAACTGACCAGCGCGACGATGCCCATCAGGGAACACCTCGGTCATATGTCGCAGCAGCGTCTCCTGCCAATCCTCGAGCACATAGCCAAACGCCCGCTGCCAGACGATCCTCAGCAGAGGAAGCCACGGATCGATCGCAGCCGTAAAACCGGCAGACAGGGGCGGCGTGAAGCGCTGCGGTGGCCAGGGCGCAATCACTGGCCAGCCTCCCGCAACGCCTGCTCCACCGGATCATCAGCATCAGGATCCACCGGGGCGGACTTCCGAAGCGACCGCATGATCAAGCCCCACTGCGCAATCAACGGAGCCGGGTTCGAAAGCTTGTCACCATCGAGCCGCGCAGCCAAAAACTCGAGCGCCGTGACTTCTGGCGAATGTTCGTCACCCAGCCACGGACTAGCCTTCTTGAACGCACTCAAAGACTTAGCGAATGTTGTCATGATCAGGCCTTTCTGAAATGTTTTTGCACCGTTTTTGCACAAGACTGCGGGGCGGGCGACAGGGAGCGTTCTCTGCAAAAAAACCCCTGGTCAGACGTGGGTTATCCATCGCGCATTGACCCAGTTGAGGCGGAATTGGACCTTGTCTTGCTTTGTCGAATTGCAGGATCGGCAGAGGGTGATGAGGTTGTGCATCACGTTGGACTCTTCGACTGAGACGAACGGGAGGATGTGGTCGACCGTGGCGTCTGCGCCTTCGACCTCTTTGCCGCATGAGGTGCAGCGCCAGCCGTCGCGGTCGAGGACGTGTTGGCGGAGTTTCTTCCAGGCTGCTGTGGTGAGGTCTGGTCTGCGGTTCATGCTGCTCTCCTCGCGTGTTGTCGGTGCTCGTGTGCGTGGATCGTGAAGGCTGCTGAGGCGGGGTCGTGTACGGGCCCGAGCTGGTCTTTGCAGGTTTCGCAGGTGATGACTGCACCGAATGGCCCGGTGCCTGCGACGGGTACGTCTGACCAGTAGCCTCGCGGGAGGTCGTCGCGGTACTTCTGGATGTGTCCTCGGCGTTCTCTGAAGTAGTGCTTCGTGCAAAGCTTCTTCGCGAGGACGGGACTGTCGCAGTCGTCGGTGGTGCAGGTCAAGCGTGACTCCGTTCGTGCTCCTCGATGAGGTCGTGCAGGCGGTGCACGAGCGCGTAGGCGCTGTCGATGTGGGTGAGTTCCATGAAGATGAAGTGGGTGCCGCCTCGGAGTTTGATGGCGGGGTAGGTGCGTCCTGTCGTCTTGTCTGTGCGCGTGGTGAGGTGTGCGGTGACGCGTGCGGTGGTGTTCATGCTGTGTGCCTCTCGTGCGTGACTTTGTCGTCGAGCATGTCTTGGATGGTCATGATGTGTTCGCAGTCGTATTCGTCGTCTGGGTCGAGGCAGTCGCAGGTCCAGGGTTGGGGTGGGTTCCATTTGACGAGATGGTTTTCGATGGTGGCGACGACTGCGGGGTTGTGTGCTCTGATGCCGATGACTCGGAGGAACTTGATGCCGGTCATGGTGTGTTCTCCTTGAGCTTGAAGCCGTACTCCCAGACGCTGTCGGGCATGCCTGCTGTGTCGGCGAAGGCTTTGCCTGCGGGTGAGAGCGCCGCGTATTCGGGCGTGCCGTATTGGGGGTAGAGGATCTCGTCTGGTCTGCCGAGGTTCTTGAGGTAGTTGCGGATGAGGTTGTCGGCTTCGCTTCGGGTGAGTTTGCGCCAGCGTGCGATGGTGAGGTCGTCTGGGATGACGTTGTAGCCTGCTTCGTTGCTGAGGTGGATGGCGAGGTCTTTGATGTATGTGACCTGTGCTTCGGAGGCTGGTTCGTCGTCTGAAGAGTTGAATGAAATCTTTGGCAACGTGCTTTCACCGAAAGCACGTGTTAGATCTTCTTCATGGTTCTTCTTCAATTGGTTCTTCTTAGGGTGCCTCCGAGGCACTACCCGTACTACCTCTGAGGCACTACCCCCTACCTCCGAGGCACTACCCTGATCGTCATCATTTTCAGGTACTACCTCGGAGGCACTACTAGGGGGTACTACCTCGGAGGCACTACCCCTCTTGCGTGCCGCGTCGCCCAAACGAGCACGAGACTCAGGCGAAAGCTCGCGGCGTGGCTTGCGCTGCCCCTTGGCCGACTTTCCGAGGTACTTCATCGGGTCTTCTGGCAGCAAGGCGATGGTGTACCTGTTCGAGTCGTTAGTCTTCGCACCAACCGCTTTCACACGCTCAACCTCGATGAGCCCGCGCTCCTCAAGGCGCTTGATGGTTTTTCGCACGGTGTTCACGCTCATACGTGCGGCATCGGCGATTGTGGACATGCCAGGCCAGCACTTCCCGGTTTTCGGGTCGCGGAAGCGCAGCAGCACGATGTACACGGCGAACTCGTGTAGGTCGAGATCTGCATGGTCGATGACTGCGTGCGGCAGCTTCACAAATGGGTCCCGTGACATAGACCCTCCCTCCCCGTAACCAGCGGGGGTCGCACCTGAAATGCGACCCCCGCTTTTGTTACTCGCCACTCAGGCCTAGCCCGTCGACGATCTCGTCGAATATCGTCTCGGTAGCGGCGCGCTCACGGTTGCCGGCTACCCAGTTGTGGAACTCTCGAAGTCTCGTGGCGCGGTCGCCGTCGTACCTCGGATAGAAGTCCATGCATCCGTACTGATCGGACCATGTCTCGAGCACCGGAGTGCCGTCCGCGTACTTGTAGCCGTCAGGGTGGATGTGCCGTAGCTCGTCGAGTCGCTCGCACTTGGCAACGTGAACGTGCTCCGCAAGCGACATGAACTGCATCTGCTTGATCCCATCGATGAAGTCGACCAGCTCTTCAGGCACTTCATGAGGCCCGCCCGAGAGCTGGTCGATAACGTAGTCCAGGCGATCGATAGTTCGATGCACGAGTGCCTTCAACGTGTCCAACGGGGTGCTAGGGGGTGTGGTCTGGGTGATGATCCCAAGGACCTTGTCATCGCCGTTCACAGTGCGCCTGCCGTCGTCGTGTCGGCAGGTTCAGAACTCTCTTCATCTTCGTCACTTAGCCCGGATTCACCGATGGTCGTGCCGGAAACGAGCCGTTGAGATAAGGGAAATGCCTCTCTGATCTGGGAGAATTGTAGTTACCACACCGCAATTCGAACCCAACCAGGAGGCATCTCTCAGATGCAA